TGCATGTGCTTAGTTCTAGGGGCTTATATGTAGTTAACACTCAGATCATAAATACAAACATAGGTTTGTTGATTACCCCTGGTAACGGGCAAGTTGTCGAGTGGAGCACTTATGTAAATATGGCCGTTGACGGCAATGATTATGATGGTATTCGCATACAGCCTGTAGGAACTGGACAAGTAAACGGATTGCGGTTCACATCACAATGGGCGTCAAGTAACGGCCTTAACGGAGTCCTTCTTAGCTGTTCTGCGGGCGGAACAATCTCAAATATCACGTTTCAGGGATTACAAGCAGTTGTAAACAGACAATATGGCGTTTTTCTTGGGTGCGGCAACGGTCATATAATTGATGGGGCTCAGATACAAAGCAACAGTGTTTTGGCCCCTGGATCGTATGATGGCGTTGGTGTAGCGGCAAATGTCAGTAATTGGCAGATAAATAACACTAATTTTGGCCCTGTTACAGGATATACAGGGACGCAACGATATGGAATCAATATTGCGGCAGGCGCAAATTACTATAAAATTATCAGTAATGATTTTACTAGTGGTTACGTTACTGCGGCCATAAATGATCTGGCTAACGGTTCAGACAGAATTTTGTTGGGCAATAGCCCGAACACATTCGATGTCTTGATGAAGTTAGCAATTGGCGGCGCTACCAGTGGTTCAGCTTCAATTGTAGCCCAAGCTGTAGCAAGCACGCCAACTCTTACGCTCCCAAATACAAGCGGGACGTTTGCCGTCAATGCTTCTTCTCCATTGATTCTTAGCCTGACAACAGGTGCTTTAACTTGCCCGACCTGCGTGACTTCATCTGGCGGTGGCGCAATTACTGGCACCGCTCCAGTTGTTGTATCAGCGGCAGGAGCGGTATCAATCACGGGCGCGGCGGGACAAGTTCTTGCTGGCGCTGGGCCTGCATTTACGGCTACGCCTACTATATCCTCAGTTATAATAGGAGGCACAGTTCCTACGGCGGCAGGATCGGGTGGCACCTGTGCGACAGGCACAGTTGCCGGTGGAGCAACGGCTGGCACAGTAGCCTTAACAGCGGCTTGCGCCAGTACAAATACATTAGCTCTGACGGCAATGCCAACCGCGCCTACAGGGTATGTCTGCGATGCAGCGGATAGAACAACTAGCGTTCTTAACCTTGTTCAATCGGCCACTTCGACAACAAGCGCTACGTTCACGTTTAACGCGACGACTGGCGCTACGGACGTTATTCAGTATAAATGCGTGGCGTATTAAATGATAACAACGGTTAGCAGACAAAAGTTTTTGGCCGCTATATCTAATAATAGCGATATGTATGCTACTTTTGATGGGCTGACCGCTGACGCAAATAACCCCGCATGGACTGAATTTTACTCAGCGCAATACATAAGCTATCAAGACCCCTTATATCAATCTACTCAAATGGCATTAGGTCTCACATCGGATCAAATGCTCACTTTGTTTCAAGAAGCGGTAGCACTCTGATGACGACAGTTACACGCCAACAGTATTTTACCGCTCTCGCCCAAATGGGCGATATGAACGCATTATATCAATCTATCCCAATGGATCCCGATGATGCGGCATGGGTAGAGTTTTGGACGGCGGAATATGTAGTTTCTGGAGACAGTTTAGCTGTTTTGACACAATCTGCATTAGGTTGGTCTGACGGCCAGATGATCGCATTATTCAATGCGGCGGCGGCAGTCCCGCTTCCGCCTGTTCCTAGCACATCAAATACAGTCACCGCGTCTGTCGGTAGTCTGATAAATGGTTCTTTACGATTATTAGGCGTTCTAGCCGAAGGCGAGACGCCATCCGCTGAAACAGCGAATGATGCGCTATTTGCGTTTCAACAGATGGTCGATAGTTGGAACACAGAACGTCTTGCGGTGTTCTCTACACAAGACCAAGTGTTCAATTGGCCCGCAGGCGTTCTTAGCAGAACTCTTGGGCCTTCTGGCGATTTTGTTGGTAATCGTCCAATTCTACTTGACGACGCTACTTATTTCCGCGACCCGCAGACTAATGTGTCTTACGGCATTAAAATCATCAATCAACAGCAATATGACGGCATCGCCGTAAAAACAGTAACGTCAACATATCCGCAAGTTATTTGGGTTAATATGACCTACCCAAATATAGAAATGTATGTCTATCCAAAACCACTACGGCTCTTAGAATGGCATATTATTTCTGTAGAAGAACTTACGAAACCAGCGAATCTTAGCACAACACTGGCGTTTCCGCCTGGGTATCTTCGGGCGATGCGTTACAATTTAGCCTGCGAGCTTGCACCTGAATTTGGTGTAGAACCTTCGGGGCAAGTGCAACGAATTGCTATGTATAGCAAACGCAACCTGAAGCGTATCAATAACCCAGACGACATCATGGCTCTGCCTTATAGCATCGTCGGAAATCGCCAGCGCTACAATGTGTATGCTGGAAATTATTGATAAATCAATGACTTAGATGGTGCATGTTGTATGGTAAAGACGTTTCAAAGTCAAGTATCTTTCATGAGCCTCTTCAGGGGTATTAAATCCGCTTTCGCGGATTCGCTGTCCGTTTGTCATTATTTGCACGCGCCATTTGCCCTGATGCGCGGATACGCCAAGAAAACCAACTTTATTTGCTTTGGTTGGCAACCGCATATTTTGCAAATTCCCAAACCGCGTAACTTCACGCAAGTTATTAAAACTGTTGTTTTGTTTATCTCCGTCTATATGATCTATATGACCGAAGGGCCATTTTCCCGTAATATAAAGCCACGCAAGTCTATGCGCCAAGCGTTTTTCATTGTTTATGGCAATAGCCCAATATCCCGTGTTTGTAGGACTGCCAGCTTTCTTTCCTATAAGATCGTGTCTATGTTTATGCGCTTTCCAGATAAAGACGCCCGTTGCGGGGTCATAGTCAAGAATAGATCGTATATGGTCAGCCGTAATCATGAACTAGCTTTTACCATAGGAGCTGGTCAATGAAAACCCCCATTCTTGGGTCTAGTTATGTCACCCGTAGCCCTAATGCTGCCGATAGTAGATGTGTAAATCTTTTTCCAGAAGTTGTGCCAGAAGGCGGCAAAGAGGCGGCTTGGCTTCAACGCGCGCCAGGGCTTCGGCTTCTTGCTACTTTAGGCTCCGGCCCTGTGCGCGGGCTTTGGACGTTTAACGGAAAAGGTTACGCTGTATCGGGAAATACTCTCTATCAGATAGACGATACTTGGACAGCTACAAGTAAAGGAAACATAGCGGGGACTGGTCAGGTCACAATGACTGACAATGGCACGCAAATGTTTATTGCTGCAAATCTATTTGGCTATGTTTACGACAGTAATACTGATGTATTAACACAACTTACCACTGATTTTTATGGTGCCGTTGGTTGCGGTTTTCTTGATGGTTGGTTTGTTTATAATCAGCCAAATAGCCAAATTTTTTGGGTTTTAGATTCGACAGGCACAACAATTGACCCATTATATTTTGCCAGCGCTGAAGGCTCGCCAGATAATCTTGTTACACTAATTGTTGACCACCGCGAGATATGGCTGTTTGGCGAAAACTCAGTTGAGGTCTGGTATGACGCCGGACTGCCTGACTTTCCTATGTCGCGCATCCAAGGCGCGTTTAACGAGATCGGTTGTCTTGCCGCTTATTCAGTTGCCAAGCTCGATAACGGCCTATTTTGGCTTGGCGCTGACGCGCGCGGTAATGGTATCGTCTACCGCTCAAAAGGTTATTCAGGCGAGCGCGTTTCGACACATGCGGTCGAATGGCAAATTCAACAATATCAGACATTATCTGACGCTGTTGGCTATACCTATCAGCAAGACGGCCATAGTTTTTATGTTTTGAATTTTCCAACTGCCAATACAACATGGGTTTATGATGTGGCGACAGGCGCATGGCATGAGCGCGCTGGGTGGGAAAATGACGCTTTTACGCGCCATCGCGGCAATTGTCAGATGAATTTCAATAATGAGATTGTCATAGGTGATTATGTCTCTGGTGGTATATACGCATATGATCTAACTGTTTATACAGAGGCTGGCGGTATCCAAAAATGGTTGCGGTCTTGGCGCGCGTTACCAACAGGCCAGAATGATCTAAACCGCACAACGCAACATAGTCTTCAATTAGATTGTCAAACTGGCGTAGGACTAGATAGCGGCGTTCAAGGATCGAATCCTCAAGTTATGCTTCGCTGGTCTGATGATGGCGGCCATACTTGGTCGAATGAGCATTGGAAATCTATGGGAAAGATCGGTCAGACCGGCTACCGCACGATCTGGCGACGGCTTGGCATGACGCTTAAAATCCGCGATAGAGTTTATGAAATATCCGGCACCGATCCTGTGCAGATCGCCATTATGGGGGCGGAACTGCATGTGAGCCCAACCAATGCCTAATCTGGTCGATAACAATACTCAGATACCAGCCGCCCGCGTCAAAATGAATGACGAATCGACGGGGTTTGTTAACCGTCCTTGGTATCGTTGGTTTTTCAACATATATCAAGCCGTTGAAGCAGGGCGGCGGTATGGATCATTCTATAGCACCGCGACTCAAACGGCAGCGCTCGCTAATACCGCCTATGGTATGACATTCAATACTACATCGGTTAATTACGGTGTTTCTATTGGCACGCCAACCTCTCGCGTTTATGTAGATAATACAGCTACTTATACCGCACAATTTTCGGCGCAGCTCAGTAATACTGACGTTTCGCCGCATAATATTTATGTCTGGCTCCGCGTTAATGGAGCTACTGATAATCCCGCCATTAAGATTCAAGTTGCTGCAAGCTCAACCGCTGCCGCTGTTGCTACGGGAAGTTTTGTGATAGATCTCACGACGAACGATTATTTTGAGATCATGTGGTCAACAGATAACACAGGTGTTAGACTGTCAACTATTGCCGCGTCTAGTCCTGTCCCCGCAATTCCTTCAGTCATTTTGACTGTAACCAGTTCTGTAGGTGCCTAATGTCCGTTCTTTCGCCTTCTGCTAAGATGCAATTTCTGGACATCACAGGCGCTCCGCTTGTAGGCGGCCTTCTTTATACTTACGCTGCTGGAACAACAACGCCTTTAGCTACTTACACGGATAATTCGGGCATAAGTCTTAATCCAAACCCTGTTGTATTAAACGCGCGCGGCGAAGCATCTGTCTGGCTTGGCGCAAACACATACAAATTTAAGTTAGCTGATTCTAATAATAATGAAATTTGGACAGTTGATAACATATCAGCCCCAACATCGGCGCTTTCGCCGGTTTTGTCTGGAAATGTGGTCATAAACACAGATTCATCTAATACCGCATTAACTATTACACAGACTGGCACTGGCGCAGTTCTTCGCGTTCAAGATTCGGCCAACCCTGACGTTACTCCTTTTATAATAACCAATACCGGGCAAGTTGGTATTGGGACAGCCAGCCCCACAACTAATTTGGATGTTGCTGATGGAACTATTCGGCTATCTACTTCTGGAGGCGTGGCTTATACAGATCTATTCGCCGATGCTACCAATTCCACTTTATCCGCTGTAAATGACCGTAATCTTGTACTACAAACAAATGGCGTTACCCGCGCGACAATTAATAGTTCTGCGGCTACATTTACAGTTCCTATTATAGGTGTCGGCGCTAATCCATCTGGTATAATCGCTCCTTTTGCTGGATCATCAGCGCCTTCAGGTTGGTTAATATGTAATGGCATAGCTTATTCTAGGACAACATATGCTAGTCTTTTTACCGCTATCGGCACTTTATGGGGCGTAGGAGACGGGTCTACAACATTCAATATTCCAGATCTACGCGGTCAATTTCTTAGGGGCTATGACAGCCGGTCGCCAACAAGCGGTGCCGTAGATACGACTGTTATTTCAGGTGTTACAACAAGTGGTAGCACGACTGTTTCGGGAATACCTTCAACGACATATCTATATGCCGGTATGCCTATTACAGGCACTGGCATCCCCGCAAGCACAACTATAGTATCAAAAGCTGCTAATTCAATTGTGATATCTGCGGCTGCTACTGCGACTTCAGCTACATTATCTTGCACGACAAATTCAACGGCAACTGTGACAACTGCAAGCACGGCAACATTGTCTGTTGGACAGGCCGTGTCAGGGACAGGTATAGTTGTGGGGTCTTATATATACCAAATTTTTAACTCAACCACATTTGCGATAACCCCTGCCGCTTCGGGAAGTGGAACTAATACATTATCTTTTGGCACAACGCTTACTGTAGGCCGAACCTTAGCTGGCGCGCAGCTTGACGCTTATGAGACGCATAATCACGCCGTAAATGATCCAAGTCACGCGCACGATCTTGGTATTGTATTAGCGGCTGGAAGTGGAGGCGCGGTGCCATACCCACAAACAGGCGTAACACCTGTTGCTACTACAAACAGCAATACTACAGGATTGACGGTAAATAATTCCTACACCGGCAACGTCGAAACGCGGCCTAAGAACTATGCCGTGCTATACATCATCAAGACCTAGTATTATAGTGAGGCATTATGGATCCGTTCACACTAGCCCTTTTAGGAAGCACCGCAGCAAGCGCGCTTAGTAGCGGGGCTGGCTATGCGGCTTCTCAGCGTGCCGCAGGTACACAAGCACAGGCCGCTCAACAGGGCGGTATGTTGGGCTACATCGCTCAACAACAAGCGCTTGAGGAAGCTCGTCGTCGAACCGAACAAGGTGTTAAGGCTGCGGGCGACTATTATGGTATGGGCCGCGCAGACGTAACTTCGGGTATAAATCGCGGGATAGGTTTTCAAGAACCTTACACGACCACTGGCGCGGCGGCGATCAATCAGCTTTCGCAACTTTACGGCCCTGGTGGTGCATATACGAAACAACCAACGTATGACGAGCTTTCTTTAGACCCTGGGTATAATTTCCGTATTCAACAAGGTCAGCAAGCTATGCTCAATGCCGCACGCGGTGGTGGGTTAGCTGGTTCAGGCGCTGCGTTAAAAGCCGCCTCACGATATGGCGCTGGCGAAGCAAGTCAAGAATATCAAAACGCCTATAGCCGTTTCATGGCTAACCGCGATGCCGTTAGGATGGGTTTGCAAAATATCGCTGGCACAGGCGCAGGCGCAGCCAATACGGCGTCAGGACTGGCTGGGCAAGGCGCAGCTAACTTGGGCACGTTGGCGTCTAACACGGGCAACACGATTGCTGGTCTTTATGGTGGTCTTGCAAGCCCTCAAATGACAGCTCTGGCGGCGGCTAACCCTTATGCGTCTGCGATAGAGAATGTAGGCCAAGCTCGCGCTTCAGGCTACATGGGTGGAGCGGCAGCATTACAAAATGCGCTACAGACGCCGGTCAACGCTATGATGGCGTATGGCATGGCGGATCGTTTTGCGCCTCAAGGGGCTTCAGGTTCCTATCAATTTGGTGGTCAAAATGTTCCCTATTTTGGCAGACCATCAATTTACGGGTGATTTAGATGCCAGTTGATTACACGATTGCAGCCCGCAACGCGCAATTAAACAACACACCGACTGACTTTACGAACATGCTGGCGCAATACCAGATGATGGGATCGCGCGCGCAACAGCAACAGCTACAACAGCGCGAATTAGACCGTCAGAATCAATTGATTAGCCTATTAGGCGGTGCGGATATTAACTCGCCTGAGACTATTAACGCGCTTGCGAGAGCTGGGTATTTACCTGAGTCTATTAGCGTTATGACCGCTCAACGTCAGGCTGAAGCACAGCGGGCAGCGGCAGACGCGCAGCGCGCGACAGCGGCATATCATCAAGGTATGCTCGGTATAGCGCAAGCTAAACTTCCTTTTGAAGAGCGCAAATTAACGCAGGAAGCTCTTAAAGAAGAACGGCTTGCTGGCGAAGCCCAATCTAAAGCTGCAAAAACACAATTAGAAAAAGACGCCGAAGTATTTAAGTCCGCTGAAAATAACGCGGCTAAAATCGTTATGGCTGGCGGCAAAGGATATGAGCAGTTCTATAAAAAATTGCCTACAGAATTACAGGCGGTTTTAGATCCTAATTATAATGAAGAAGCGTTGACAAACTTCACGACGCAAATGTCCACAATTCAAGATCAGATTAAACGCCGCGATGAGTATGAGCTTAAAGAAAGAATCAACCCAGATACGGGTCTTAAAGAAACAATTGCTATTCCTAAATTCAAGCCTGGAAAAGGCGCTACGGTTGTTCCTGGCAGCGCAGGCGCGGTTCAAGAAAAGTTTGGCTTTATGGCTGGGCCTGAAGGATCTGGCACTGTTATCCGCACAAGTCCGACGGCTGGCACCGCTGAGTCCTTACCACTTACCAGCGGCGGTATCCCTGCGCCTCGCGTTCAAGCTACGCCAGAAGGCAAGTTAACGCCCCGCGTTGATATGGGAGCGCCTCCTAGCGCTCCGGCTAATGTGCCTGAGCCTGTGCCTGGAACGCCTGAATTTACTAATCGTCGGTTTGCTAATCAAGTATTTAAAGACATTGAATACAACCCTAAGACGGGCGATGATCGGTTATCTAAACTAATTAAACAATCGACAAGCGGAGGTCTTGAAGCGGCGGCATCTGGCGTCAGCGGTTTCTTTGGCCGGTCAACGTCTGGCGCTAAAGCTATTGCTCAGATCGGGACGCTTGTTAACGATATTGTCTTGGAAAGAATGAACGGCAAGTTAGGCGCTGGCGTATCTAACGAAGATCGTGAGTTCTTTAAATCCTTGCAAGGTAATCTTGACAACCCGTCGATTCCTGTCGAAACACGATTGGCAGCATGGAATGAAGCCAAACGACGCATGGCAAAATATGCGGGCGACGCTGGTGCCGCACCAAAAGCAGGCGGCATTATTGACTTTGGGGATCTGAAATAATGGATGTTCGGCTCCCTGACGGCACAGTCATAAAAAATGTTCCTGAAGGAACAACCAAAGCGCAGCTTGTAGAAAAGCTGAAAGCTAATGGGTATGACATTGGCGCGCTTGAAGCCAAGCCATCAGAGCCTCAAGAGATCGTTACGACGCCGCAAAAGATAGCGGGCTATCTTGGTGAGACGCTAGGGAATATCCCCGCGAGCACACTTAATCTCGCGCAAGGCGTTTACGAGACTGCGACGCATCCGCTTCAAACAGCGGAAGCATTAGGACAGGCTGCTATGAGTCCTGTTCAAACCGCCAAAGCTATTGGTGGCTATGCTGCCGAACGATACGGATCACCTACGCAAGCGTTGGAAACTTTTAGACAAGATCCTGTTGGTGTTCTGTCCGATATTTCTGCCGTGGCTGGCGGCGTCGGAGTCGGCGCGCGTTTAGCAGGTAAAGGCCCATTAGCGCAGGGCGCTATGAAATTAGCGGAGCGCGCTGCACCATCAAATGTATTGGCCGGTATGGTGCAAGCGCCATTTAATGCTGCCGCACCTGGCTATGAGTTCGCGCGTAACATGATGGCTCCTAAGTACGCAGCCTACATGGCGGCGACTGAGGGCAGAACGCCGGAGATTATCGCTGCGCTGCGTAGCCCGCAAGCTCAGATCGTCCCTGGTTCTATGCCTACGGCAGCGCAAGCCGCCGTTCCTGTTGGCGCGACTAAGTTCCAAGCGCTCGGCGCTACGGCTAGAGAAGTTATGCCGTCAGAATATGACTTGCGTGCAGAACAACAAGCCGCTGCCCGCCTTAAAGCGTTGCGAACTGTCGCTGGATCTGAGCGCACGTTAGAAGCGGCTAAAGCAGGTCGGTCTAAAGAAGCTGCGTATTTATACGGCAAAGCAGATAAGATGCTTGTGCCAGAAGATAAGAAGCTATCTGAACTGTTAACGCGGCCTTCAATGGATAAGGCGCTTGCCCGCGCTGAAGAGTTGGCCGCAGAGCGCGGTCATACCTTCCAGCTCGGAGAGACTAAGCCTGCTACGACTGTTGAGTCGGCTATTGTTGACGAGTTTGGTCAGCCAATCAAACGCACGATTCCGGCAACAACCGCTAAGTATCCAGTTAGCAGCTTGCATGCGCTCAAGATGTCTATGGACGATCTTATCCGCAACCCAGAGCGTTTTGGTATTGGCGCGTCTGAAGCCGCTGCTATTGGTAATACGCGCAAACAGTTAATTGGTTGGATCAAACAAAAGTCACCGCTGTATGAACAAGCGCGTGGACAATTTGCCAAGCGTAGCGGCCCGATCAATCAAATGGAGATCGGCCAGTATCTTGAAAGTAAATTGCTGGCACCGTTAAGCGAGGAAGCGCCGCAACGCGCTGGTGTGTTTGCGACGGCTGTTGAGGCTGCACCGCGCACAATTAAACAATCTATTGAAGGCGCGCCACGGTTTGAAAAACTGTCGGATGTGTTGACGCCGCAACAATTCAAAACGGTTAATGATATCCGTGACGACTTGGCGCGTGTTGCTGAAGCGGATCGTAAGGCAAGATTAGCTAGAGAAAGCGCGCCAGACGCTAAAGAAGTTACCAAAGGAACTATACCGCGCGCTCCTAACTTGTTGAGTAAACTTACGACCAGCATAAATTTATTTATGAGCAAGACGCAAGGAACCATAAATCGTAAACTGGCTCTTGAGATTGCAACGGAGATGTTGGATCCCGAACAGACCGCGAAGGTTCTTGAAGATGCTGTGGCGTATGCGGAGAAAACTAAAAAGACCGCTGAAAAGATAAAAGGTATGGGCGCAGGTGTAAAAGAAACTGTGCAGAAACTTGGCCCCGCGATCTCTGGAGCTGTGACCGTTCAGAACGTGATGCGCCGGAGAGACAATCAAAACGCGATGGCGAGATGACACCAATGGCTGAATATCAAGTGTTTTTTGACGTGGCCGTTGGCGTGATCGGCGTCCTGGGCGGATGGGTATTGAATACCGTCTGGGGCGCTGTCAAAGACTTGCAAGCAGCGGACAAAGAACTGGCCGAGAAGGTCGGCGAGATCGAGGTGCTTGTTGCTGGTCGTTACATCACACGCGAAGAATTTAATACCGTGCTCAATCAAGTGTTCGCAAAGCTCGACACTATTCGAGATCTTGTGAGCCAGAAAGCAGACAGATGAAAGAGAACTACGCGAAGGCATTAGCACAAGTTCTAAAATACGAAGGCGGCTACGTTGATCACCCCAAAGATCCAGGTGGCCCGACGAATAAGGGCATTACGCAAGCAGTCTATGACGCATGGCGTAAAGCAGCTAATCAACCAACACAAAGCGTCCGCTACATCAATGATCTCGAAGTCGGCGCTATATACCGTCAACAATATTGGGATCGCATTAGCGGAGACGATCTTCCCGCTGGCGTTGATTTTGCTGTGTTCGACTTTGCTGTCAACTCCGGCGTAAGTCGCGCGGCTAAAACGCTACAGGCCGTTGTCGGCGTCACGCAGGACGGCGTTATTGGGCCTGCGACTATCCAAGCTACTAAGACCTATGTCGCAATGTCGATAACTAATCGACGTCTGGCGTTCATGCAGTCCCTGTCGATCTGGTCTACGTTTGGCAAAGGCTGGTCTGCGCGTATCGCTGACGTTAAAGCGCAGATCATAGCGCTATGCGGATAATTCTAATCTGCCTTTTACTCTCAGGCTGCGCGCCGGCTAAGTATATCTTTCACTGCACAGTGACGCAGCCGGAGAACTGTAACTAATGGATCCGCGATTGGCGTATATTGTTTACGCTGTCGCTGCCGCCGCTTCAGTAGCGTATGGAGCCAAGTTGCTTTTCATGCTTGGTATTTACTTTAGGAGGACACTCGAATGAACTCTATCATTACAAATTGGAAAACCACTATTCCTGGCGTTATTACGTTGATCGGCGTTCTATTTAATATTTGGCAGACCAAAACCGTAGACTGGTCAACGCTGCAAGCGGCGCTCGTCGCTGTTGGT